CAGTGAAATCTCTGTTACCTGATACCGTCTGAGTATGGCTATTTTCCGTTGAATAAGTCATTTAGCTATGTTAAGTGTTTCTTCGAGCCCAGTTTGTTCGTATAATTCATTTAATTCCCCATATTTTTGGTAATTATCTGAATGCATTTTTTTAAATTCTCTCTCTCTTAACCCTGATAAGATAGGTTCAGGTAAGGAATTCTCTGCAAACCGTTTGGCTTCTGAATAAGCAATTCTTAAATCATTAAATATATTCGCAAATTTACCAGTATCTAGAATGTCAGAAGGTATTAATCCTCTACGTTGAGCCCGTATAATATTCTGAAATCCTTTATAGACTGTTCCATCTGGTCCTTTATATGTTAATTTATTAGCCCTACCCATAATTTCAGATATGCTTTTCTTGTATATTCCTTGCTGACCCATTAGAGTGTTGATAGCTGTAATCTCATGATTTTTTAATACTACACCATTTTGACTCATCCTCATAGTAGGATTACTATTAAATTCAATATCAATTAAGAATTGTCTCTCTTTAGATGGGACGGATGTTATTTTTGCTGGTCCTCTATTCCATACTCTAAGGAACCAATTATCTTCTTTACCTATTTCTTTACCGTCTATAGGATCAACTACAGAAGGTAAAGCACGTTCAGGGTCGAACATATCTAACCAGGCATTTCTATTCCTTAGATTTTGATCTAACTCAGACTTTATTTGTCGTAGTTGAGGGTATAGAATTTTACCTAATTCATTCCTTGCACTACCTAAAGGTACTAAGTTATTACCAAATGATGTAGCCCATCTTACAGCAGCCGCACCATTACCTTGTAATACATCATACATAGGTTCTAATTGAGATAGAACTGATCTATTAGTAATAGCAGCACCTAATACAAATGATAATTTATTATATAAATCTTCTTGCATAGCAGTTGTTAAGCTATCAAAATTATCAACTACATCAATTGTTAATGATAACCAGTCACCTATTGGACCCATCCATTCATAACTAACTTGTTTATTAGTGCCGGGTACTTTACATGACTTAGCTTTCCATCCACTACGTACTCTCATAGTTTGCCTGGATTTATCATAATGACCATTACCAGTACATCTATCATTAACAGCAGCAAATCCAGCCATAGTAACCATTAGACTTCCTAAAGCTGCTTTACCTTTAACTTCAGCTCTAAGCATTTCAAAAGTCTCCATAGCAAATTCATCTACTGGTCTACCTTTGCTTTGTAAAATCTCAGTAATTTCATCTATGGAAAATTCATCTATCCGTTTCATACCTAATGGACCCCACATCTTCTGATAATCAGAGGATAATATACCAGCTGGACTCCATTTACCAAAAGTATCGATAACGTTAGCAGTAGTTCTAGGGAACCATATAAATGTACGAGCTGCAGGGAAACGTTTAATAAAATTATTCATTCCCTCAACAACAGGAGAGTCAGCATTTAAAGCTATTTCCTGTGTAATTTTATCTACAGCTTCATTTCTCAACATATCATTACCATCAAACCAACTTTCATAAATTTCATTGGCTGCTTTTTTTAAGCTTTTCTCTGTTATTTCTTCGCCTGATTGAGCAAGTTTATTGAATGCTAGATATTTAGCTTCTGTATTAGCGACTACGGATTTAGAGAAACCATCTAATGCGGTCATAGCATTACCACCAAACCTAAGAACAGGATCTTTGGATAATGCATCTAAATCTTCAAAGACACTAAGCATCATTAATCCGCCATCTTCACCTTGTTGAGAAGCAGCATATGCCCAGTCTCTTAAGATATTTAAACCTTTTTCTTCCTGGGTAGCTATATCACCACGCATCATATAACTAACTTCTGTTGGGTTATTAGAAGCTTTTCTAAAGACCAATCTCATATGATCTGTAGCTTTTTGTAAGGTATCATCTAATGCAAAATGAGCAACCATAGCTTTCTTTGCTCTTACAATATCACCTTGTACGACAGCTCCAGTGACCGTAGCCAAGCCTTTACCTAATAAACCAGTTAAGTTACCTACACCAGCATTGATAGGGGTTGCTATAGCAGAGAGTGCAGAGTTAAATATATTACTCCACATAGCTTTATTAACTATAGAAGGTACATTTGGATTACCATCATATACAGCCTTCTTAAATGTAGCTAGATTTTCCCCTGCCCAATTATGTAGTTTAAATAATGTATCTACATTACCATCAGTAAATTCATTTGCTAATAGTAATGGTTTAAGGAATTGAGGGTTTTCTCTAGCAACAGCTTTAATAGTAGAAGTCCATTCTTTAACTTTAGGGATAAGTTCTGTTAATTTAGCACTTTGAGAACCTAATATAGTATCAGCTGCGGCATTGATGATTTCTTTATCACCTGTTTCAACTGCTTTTTTCCAAGAATTCATATTAGATATCATTGAACCTACTTCAAAATTAGCAAGTCCTTTTTCTACCATCAATACTTCTAAACGATCTGCCATTAAATCTATAGTTCTATTTACAGAAGCACCTCCTTCCATATATCTAGCACCTTCAGAAAAATCAGCTACTTGACCAGCTTCAGATGTAGCTAAATATGCTCTAGCTTTTTGAGCATCTAAATCTAACATCTGTGCTTTCAGTTGTTTGATAGCTCCTGAGATACCTTTTTTACCTACAATTCTCACAGCAGATCCTTCTACAGACCTTTTAAATTCATCTAGTAATCCTATTATTTCATCAGGTGATACTCTAGGATGTAATAATGTAGCTGCTAGTTTCTTACCAGCATCATCCATCATTTTAGATGATATTAATTTATTAGATCTTAAGCGTTTACTATACGGACCACCTTCCTTTAGTTGTTGTGTAAGTTCAGAAACTAATGTACGCTTAGATAAATTATTTAATTCAATACCTTCTTTCCTAGTAGCTTCATGAATAAGATTACCTATACGTCCCCAAGTAGATTCTAAATTATTTTGAATTTGTGCAGCGTCTGCAGCAGCCCCTAGAATCCCATCTGGATCTCTAGTTCTTACTAAAAGTTCACCTTCATCATATAAGTTAGGATCGACTGCAGCTTCACCCCGACTGATATAGTATTCATTTAATAAATTCAATTCTTTTTCTTTTCTAGCATAACCTCTAAGAACCTTATCTTCTATAGGATTATCGGAAAATTTAATATCGGTGAATTCATCCTTAGTAAGAGAATCTATATTTGCATTACCACCTTCCTTAGCTGGTACGAATTGAGAAGTTCTTTTAATACTTCTACCAGCTTTTGTAAGATAAGCAGCACCTTCAATGATACTAGATAGTACATTAAAGATAGCACCTTCCATTACATTCTTAGCACGTTTTTCCCCAGCTGTATCATCAGCATCAGTGGCTACACTGTCAGGTATCCATTGAAATGTTTTAGGCCAATAATTTTTTAAAGTACCTAATAGGTTATCATCTTTTTGATTTTGTTCTGCAGCATAGTCCACAAAACCACCAGTACCTACATCAATACCAAATTTAGAAAAGTAAGAAAAAGATTTAGAATTTCCTAATTTTTGTAACCATGGTGCCGCTTTACCTGCAGCGTGTATTTTAGAAAAACCTTGTATCGCTAGACTTCTAAGACCAAGAGATGGTATTACAAGTCCAGATATGTTCCTAACAGCTTGTACTGATTTAGCTTCATAGTCAGGTATTTTAGGTATATCTGGTATCCCTTTAGGACTAGCCATATTGATAATATCAGTTATCGTATCTAAAACACCTACTGCTGGTGCTAGGCTTTCTCCTGTATTTTCGAGAGTATCTTGTACAAAACCTCCAACACCTTCTCTTGGTTTTCTACCGAAACCTGGTATAAATTCACCAGGTTCAGCGGCATTAATTTTTTCTTTAAGGGTCATGCCCTCAAATTTATTTCCTCCCTCAGGAGCGTCTACTGTTTCAGGTTTTATTTGAGTATCCGTAGATACGTTAGAACCTGTATTAGTAGTGCCTTCAAGTTCATTCAGTTCCTGACTTAATTCGTCATCTGATAAACCATCAAGTCCAATTTCATCCATAGTTATTTTCAGGAATTAGTTTTCATTTAGCATTTTTTTTCTTATTATATTTAACCTGTTCTTCATATGGTAAGTCTCCACGTTCTCCTGCAGAACCTCTACGCCCTGTTTCTATATTCTTAAGAGCTTCTTCTGATTTTTGTATATATGGAAGGTTCTTAGTATAAGTATCTTCTATTACATCTTCTTTAACTTGGTCTTTGTAAATATTAGCAGCTGTTGATTGTATTTCATCACTAACCGTTGGGGTTAGTTTTTCTAGAATAGTTTGTAAACGAGTTAATTGGGTTGGAGAAGCATTTTCCAAACCTATAAATTCATATAAATATAAAAAATCTTTATTTTTTTTACTTTCAAGAATTTTTCTAAAATCAACTTCAATTTTTCTATCAGGTTTAAATTTAGCCAATTGTTCAGCTATCCCGTATTCTGCAACTAAAGCTTGAGTATCCTTGTTTTTACTATTAACTAATGCCTGGGCTTGTCTGTTTAACAAAACTGATGGTTGGATACCTAACATACGAGCCTTAAATATAATTTCCTCACTATATATATCCCCTCTTTTTTGTGCAAAAAGTGCCCTAACAATATCTGGAGTACTTAATATACTACCCTCTGTATCTAATACTGTTTCCTTCCATCCTCCTTTGTTACTAATAATTGGTGTATCTAGATTAGCACCAAAAACCTCTTTTCTCCAAGATTGAACCTTTCGGTTAAAACTTAAACCTTTCTCTTTAAGAGTATCTGGTTGTACAAGTGCATCTCGTCTTGTTTGTGCTACTTGTTCGTCCTCCCACGCCTTATATCTCGTGAGCTTGCCTCTTTGATTTGGTGAAAATTTACCAAGCTGGCTCTTATTAGCTTTTCCTTCTACAAACCCAAAACCTTTCTTTGTTTTCCACTTCTCAAACTCAGCTTCAGCTAACTGAAATATTTGATGATTAGATAAGCTCGGATTTGCCTTCCTTGTTTGATCATGGATAAAATTACGTTTTTTAACAATCTCAGTAACCGCTCTTTCAGCAATGTCAGAGTTAAAACTCTCACCTTTACCAAGTGTTTCTTGCTTAAGAAAAGTTTTAAAAGAAGCTCTTACCTTATCTTTTTGAGATTCTAATGTTGTACCTAAACCTACGGAAGAATAATAAGCTTCCTGATCTTTTACCTTTTTTAATAAAGGAATTCTAACGGAGCTGTCCTCAATATTTTCAATCCTTTTTTTATTATGAAGAAGGCTACCTTGAAAATCCCCCTCTATATAAGGTGATAATTCTATATCTAAATCAGTTCGTTCTTTCGATGAAAGCTTTCTACGTGCTAAAAATTGTTTGAAGATTTTATTATCCTCTGTAATTCCTACACTTTGAGCGTCAACAGTTAAAGTATTAAATTCTGACTCACTTAAGTCTTTTGTGGATGCAACAGTTAGTCGTTGTAATACAGCAGCTTTTTCTTTTTCTATTTTAGCAGTTGCGGCTGCTGTAATTGCATTAGTTATAGATAGTTTCTGGTCTTTAGTGAAAAGATTCTTCATCTTATCAACTTTAGTACCTACTGGGAAACCAGCATATTTTGGATCATTCCGCATTTCCTTTGTAACTTTTATACCACCACGATGTTGTCCAAGATTATTTTGTATCAGATTCCATTTAGTATCAGTTAGTCTAGTTGCAGATGCTAAACGTTGTAAATCAAGTACTACATTATCTACACCAACCTCTCTAATTTGTCTATCAATTACGCTTGACAATAGTGTTGGATCGTCACTTCCCAAAGCGTTTTCTATACTCTTAAAACGATTTTCAGCTTCAGTAGTTAGATGTACATCTTTAAATTGTATACTTGATAATACACCTTCAGTGTTTGCATATTTCTCAATTCTTGGATGTATATCTTGTTCTATAAATTCAGCAGTAAGTCCTAATCCACTGATATCAGCGAAAAAATGCGTCTTATACAACTGAGCTACAGCTGCTGGTCCCTCTTGTCTTGCAGCTACTAACTCCCGCTGTAACTGAGAATTCTCAGGACGATTTAAATCTTCCTTTATGTTAAAAATAGATTTGTCTAAAGTATCATAAGCGATTAACTTTGAATATTCAACAAGTCTATTACCATGATTCTTTTTAAGTGCAATAACTACTTCAGGGCTTACTTCTCCTTTTTTCGCAGCCGCTTCTAATCTTTTCCAATACTTAATTTCATCAAAATCAAGATCTCCTGCTCCTTTTCTCCATTTTATACCTTCTTTTATTATATCTATATTTTTATTATTTTTTCTAAATTCAAATAAATCATTTAATCTTTTACCGTCTTCTTTCTTTGCTCTAGCTGCTTTACGAGATTTAACAAGGTTAGCACCAGTAACAGTAAAATCTTTAACAGCTTCTAACGTATTTATAAAGCTTTCCTTTTCCTTTTTCTCTAACTCCTGTTTATCTCTAGCAGTTAATCTAGCATAATGCTCTTCAGTTTGTCTAGTTTGTCTTGCATAGATTTTCTCTAATGAAGACACCCAATCAGTGGGTTGTTGTGGTTCTAGTAATGCCATTAGTTTTTAACCTCCATCAAACATGTCCCAACCGCCGACATTTAAGCCGCTGCTACCAGCAATACCTGCAATGCTGCCGCCTATTTTCAAGGCATCCATAAACATAGCATTACCTACATTCTGTAAGACAGGTTTAGGTGGTGCAATATCAGGATGTTTCTCCCAAGCAACTTTAGTAAAGGATTCTAACTGTTGTGCTCTGGTACGTCCCTTAGCTTGAGCACCTTGTCGTTGTAAGTCTCGAGTAGCTTTAGTTATTTGATTAGCCACATCATTACCTCTTTTCAGGTATTGACCTAATTCAAGAGCTCCTATTCTATTGGTAGATCGACCTAATGCTCTACCACTAGCTTTCATTTCAGCGAATTTACTATTCTCAAGGAAGTTCTTCCAATCTTCCTGACGAGCAACCATCGCTTGGTCAATCATTTCACCTTGTTGCTCTTGTATTTGTGAGTATACATTCGCTAATCCAAGGTTACTAGCATCAACCAGTTGTTCATGCTGTACTTGCTCTGCCCTAGTTAAACTAAGGGTTTGCATCCATTCACGTTCTCGTTTGTCCAGTTGATACTGGTATTGTCGCATAGCGACTTTGTTGGCATGTCTAGCCTGGTCTCCTAAGCACACGGCAAAACTCTATAAAGGATAAGTTGTTAGGTCCATATTTGATTTCTCTTAAAAACTTGAACCCAAGGAATTTAAGTAATTTTAGATGGACCTTGTTGCGTTTATCAACAATGTTCCACAGTAACGGTTCTTCTCGGCTATCTACAAAACGCTTTGCTTCTCTAGCAAACGTTATAGGGTAGTCATGGATGGCATTAGTGCATAACATCCAGATACGTCCTCCTGGATCTACTCCAGCCATACCAGCAGTCTTGCCGTTAGGCACTACGAAGTATATGCAAGAGGGTTTTTGAACAGCGTCAAATAAAGCTGCTGTGGGATTTACTCCATGACCTTCTTCGACCTCTTTCCAGTCATCAGGAAGTAAGTTAGAGGCTACTTGTTTAGCAGCCTCCAGTGTGATTGGGTGAATGTATTTAGACACGGCGGTAGTTTCTATCTGTGTAAGAGCCCTCCCATGTCATTGAACTTAATGTAGCAGGTGTAGGGTGTGTAGATTTAAGTGTTAAGGTTAAGTTAGTATTCTTTTCATATGTAGGTATAATTTGTGTTGCACTGTCATCAACTTGTACTCTGTTAGCTCCATACTGATCAGCTAAGGTTGATTCCCATGTTTCAGTATAGGTTGGTTTACCGATCCTATCTAATATAGTAGTGTATAAACCATTAGCTTTTAAGTTTAAATTAACTCTATGTATAATCAAATTACCATTAATTAAAGATCTTACTTTACCATTAGCTTCTTGTGTATAGTAGATAGTCGGGAATTGTACTTCCATATCAAACTGATAACCAAGTATTATATTATTAGCGGGTGTTACATCATCACTTGTGTTACCATCCTCTACATATTGCGGATCATATGTTTTCCAGTTACCAGGTAGTTTAACTTTAGTAACTCCACTTTCTACAAATGTAGACACATTCTCTGAGCGTCCTTGAAATGTTAGATCAGAAGCACTCGGTACTACAAATACTGCTAATTGTCCTGAGCTATTATTAAATCCTGTAGGTAAATTAAACTTAGTCCAATCATTAGTAGCATCATAAGTTAAACTTGAAGAAGCAACAGCATAACTATTATCTAAATGAATACGATATGTAATATCATCTGTAGTATCAGATACAGTATTCATGTTATCTGTTATTTCATGCTCATTATCACTCGCTTTTAATACATATTTATGTAATACATCCTTACCACCATTTCTAAGTACAACATATAATGAATCATCTAATACGGCGTGGTGTTGGATAGTACCCATTAGTTCCCATCTGAACCAAGCTTGCTGTATACGTTTATCAGTAGTGTTGTAATATCTATAACCATACAGAGTGGTAGTATCTTTTTTACTAAAGAAGATTACACCGTTTTCTCTAGAGTTAGAAACCAACTCTAATTCTTTATCAAATAATTTACCTACTACTTTACTTTGATCTATTACAATAGGTTCCCCCTCACGTAATACCCTTGCCATTTCCCATAAACGAGAATGTTTTCCAGCGTTATCTAAGAAGGCTATAGTAGTCCCTAAATTTATTGGATTCGTTTTATGGTTGAAATTATAATTAGATAAGGCATTAAGCTTTACTGTTAAGGGACTCAGAACATCTGAATCCGTAGTCAGCATAAATTGTTTATTCTTAGTAAATATTACTAAACCTGAATTAACTTGAATAGCATCATATACTATAGCTGGATATTCGGAACTACATGATATATCAATAACGTCTGTAGCTGTAAATGTTATAGCTGAACGTGGCCAGAAATTATAGAAGTCACCAGGTTGCGACATGACAATATTCTCATCACTGAGCATCACCATTCTATTCCTGAAGAATACCATTTTATTTATCGTCTGACCTACGAATGAAGGTTCAGGTACAGTAGTAGTATTACCTACTCCACACGCATCCCATTCAATCTGATCTACAGTGAAAGTACCATTTGCTTGCCTTACTAATTGTATAGGCATTGTACCTGGGTCTAAGGTAGTAGTACGTCCAGGAGCTGCACACTCCTCCCATACTCCAGGACCATCACGATTATTCTCTCCAAAGAATTTAACATAATAGTCATCTTCATTGGCAATACTATTTTTAACTTTAACTACATAACCATGTTTGCATTGATTTGGTAAGTCTTCAATATTATTACATTCAGATGTAATTACATTAAGTAAATCACCTGTTGGTGAGGTCACGTTAAATGATGTACCATTCGTAAGATAGATACCACTACCTATGATCTGTACTTCTCCACTAGCAAATTCACTAGTAGCAAGTATATCTGTATATAGATCTCCTAAAATACTCTCAGCTGTTACAGTTGTTTTTGTATCAAATGAAGTAGGTGTAGGGCGTATAATCCCTAGATTACCTTGAATTTCTGACGTACTAACTGTATCAATTCTTACTTTATAATAAGCATCTGCCATCCATACATGGAAGTAATCACCTTCCTGCCATCCTTCTCCACCATATAACATATCATGTGTTACAGTGTATCTAGATTGATAAGTCGTGTTATTATCGGCATCAGTGTAAGGTACAGCTTGACCTATAGTAGAGAGTCGAAAATATAAATTCTTACCTCTATTAACTGAGGCACCACCTGAAGATTTTACATCAACAGTATAAGTATGTGATCCTGAAATAGCAGCGTCAGTAAGACTTTCTCCATCTGTTATATTAAATATCCTGGTACCTACATTAGGAGACCAAGCATCATTACCATCACCTGCAGTATCATCACATCTAGTACTATTACTTGATCTACTACCTCTAGCTACCATAGCACCATTACCATCACAATAATTATTACTAGAAGAAACCAAAGTTACTGATATTCTAGTAGCTGTAGTTGAAGTAGTTGTAGAATTATCGTTGAATAAATTCAATGCATACTGGTTAGCATATGCTACTTTTTTTAATTCAATATAAGCTTCAAATGGTCTAGCTGTTTCAGTCGTACCAGCCATAGCTACGGTCTTAGTACGATTTGTTATATATGTATAATCGTTAAGAGTTAGTGTTTGAATATCCTCATCATCAGTATGAGTTAGATAATTAGTCAAAGCAGTTGCTGTCGCTGTATCATAAGTAACAGTTTTCTCTGCTCCATCTATACAACTCCATACTTTGACTATACCATTCTGTGCTACCTGTCCTATGTATTGTTCATTCTCATCACGATAGTAATGGAACCATCTACCATTGGTAACAGAGTTATTTGATCCATCGCTTAAAGATCCTACTAACTTACCACCAGGACGTTTCATCAGTCCTTGAATCAAGTCAGGGTATACATTCTTAGCATCTACAACTTGTCCTGGAAATTTCAATTCATCAGGCTGTTGTGATATACCCCCATTGTAGTTAGGTATTGTTTGTGTAATACTTGGCATCAGCGTCTCAGTGCATTGTATGGTTGGTAAGCCGTATAGCTACTATCATGCGGATTCCCGAAATAAGAAGGATCTGCTTTGTCACATTCGTACTCTAAACATGCAGCTCTTGCTTTGAACTCATCCTCTTTTAATAGTTGAGCTAACTGAGGATTCGATACAAGCTGGGTAGCAGCCCTTACAGCAGCCCTGTAAGTTATGTAACGTTGGAATGGGTTAGGCAGATCTTCGAACGCATACAGCGTCACTAAGTCCAGGTACAGAGTTTCATTAAATTCATCGGTATGGTTTACTAAATCATATAGTCTACCATTTCTCATTACAACATCCTTAGATCTATCTTTGAATCCATCATGGATATCATATCTCAATGCATTGTTAGGGATGGTTATATACTTATCAGCATCAGGTAGAGTTGCTATATGGTATTCAGTGTTAAAATGCCAACCTTCATTCTGGACATCTTTATTTACTTCATTCAGTATATTATAAATAAAACCTATTTCAGGGTTTTCATAGTTTAGTGTTGTTACTGGTGATTGACCGATAGCTCCCAAGATTGAGTTCACTGCGGATAGTTCGGTATCGGTGTCAATTGTCGAGGTCGCCATAAAGTTTTGTGAATAAAAAAAGGGAGACCGAAGCCTCCCTGTGTGTGTATAAAAATATAGTTAGAATGCAGCAGGTGCGGTTGCTGTACCAGCGTACAGTTCAACAGCAGCAGCTGGGTTAAGATAGTCAGCACCCATAGCCAATCTACCAAGAATAACGTCACCCTGATAAATCACGGAAACATCACCTGATGTGATTTGGACTTGAGGACCGATTGCTTCTACAACTCCAGCAGCTTCTTTCTGGAAGATAAGACCACAAGAGTTATCGTAGTTAGATTTCTGACCGTATTCGTTGTTGATACCAGTAACAGAGTTACGTGCATCTTCAACTTCTTCAGCCACAAAACTACCTGTGTTACCAGGATCTTCTACGTTAGTATGTAGAGCATCATTGTTACCAGAAGAAGGCTTATAAGCAGTACCATATCTACCTAAGAACGGTATGTTCATAGATTTGTAAACCTTGATACCTGCAATCTCAACGATTCCTTGTCCTTTCTGACGTGCTGTACCTTGCTCGTCTCTGTTAACTAGACCGTTGTCACCTACTCGCTGGATTAGTTCGTAATACTGACGTGGGTTAAGAACACCTACACGACCTTCAGAACTTACTCCCTTCTCATCTAGTGCGGCTGCAGCATCATAGAATGCGTTCACCAAACCATCTGCACTGTATGCATCGTTAGCATCAGCTGTAGTACCAACACGAATTTGAGTACCACCTGGTTCTATAAAGTTAGCCTTAGTGATAGGGGATGCAGCTCTAGCACCACGTGCAATAGCACGGAAGATTAATCTATCATATTTCTGAGCAAGTGCATATCCAATCTTCTTAGATATCTCTCCTCTTAATTCATAGTGTGCAAGAGTCTCGTCTAGCTCATAGACAAATGCACTGGAGATGAGTAGATCATCAACAGTGATTGTCTTATCTGCAACAGGAGGTGCACCATCGGAGTTACCGAGTATGCTGTTTCCAGGTGTATGGTATTCAGCTTTGGTGTGTCCTGTGTAGATGAACTGTAAAGATCTCCCGTTTTTCAGGGTTCTCTTCATAACAAGATCTCTGGCTATTGAGTTATATTCGAACCCTTTGAACATCTCACCTGAGAACAATTTCAGGTAAAGCTGTCGTCTATCGCCTGTGCTATTAGCAGCACCTGGCATGGTTACCGACGCTTGGTGTTGCGTAGACTGTTGAGCCATTTTCTTATTGTTTTAAATGTATGGATTGTATATTTACCCTTGCATGCAAATTAAAATAAAAGTTTTGTGGTCTATCCCACCGTCTAGACGGCTAGAGGGTATCCGGCGCACCGGGCCAAAAGCCAATTAGATAGAGATCCGACTCTGAGGTGTCTCTACCCTTGCACAATAAGGGGCAGCTTTGCGATGGTAGTTAGTGTGCAATACTTCTACCATTATAAGAAAGGCCAGTAGTCCGAAGACTACCAGCCATAACTCATTAACCCGTAAGAGCTTCTTCAAGAGATTCATACTCCTTATCTTCATCTACACCTGGAGGTTGCTTGTCACTCGGTAGAGTGTCAGGCTTTTCTGGTGTAAAAGAAGTTACAGAAGCTGGGGCTTGAGAACTTTGTTGGGACATTAGAAACTATACTTAGCTCCGATTTTTGTACCCCATGCATTCGCAGTATCCTCATCGAATACATTATTAAAAGCTACTTCACCATATAGTCCAAGCTTTTCAGTAGCATCGATTGAACCACCTAGTTTACCAGACCAATTAGAATCAGAGTCTACTCCATCAGCAGCATTAATAGTCTTACCGCCTTGTGCATACCAGTCAAAAGAACCGATTGAATTCTCATAACCTACATGCAGATCAGTAGCTCTAGATGTATAGTCAGATCCAGTATAGGATGTGTTTGATTCTACGTTTACATA